CACATCTTCATATAAATCAATATCTCCTTCTTTCTTATTAACAAGCGTAAACCAATTTGTACCATTACCTTTAAAAGTATTGGATGTATCATCACTCCCATAATAGCCTTCTTTTGTTGCCATTTAATATACAGATCTTTTACTTATTTAGTATGAATTTTCCATAAGGAAAGTTGAGAAGGTCATCTAGTTCATTATATTGCACAATATACAGTTGTCCTGCTAGTTCTTCCCATGTATAATTACGAGATTGTCTCCAATGAAAGTTCAATCCTTTAAATCCCCATGCTTGTAAATCAGTGCAAGCAATTAGTGGATGTTGGTCATAGGTAATATCAGGAGTTTTTGCATTGTATACAAAGGTATAGAATTGTCCCACTTCAGGTATAGGAGTTACAGTATCATTAAGTGCTTGCATAATAATCATCATCATTTCTTCAGGATTATTAACTGCTGCTGCTAAATCTTCTTTTATTGGTTCTATGCGATTTGCATACCTTTCTTCATCTTCATCATTACCATTAAATCCGAATGAATCTGTCATTATCTTATACCTAGTTCTTTTTCTGTTATAATCTTAAATTCAATTTTTCGGTCTTTACACCATTCATCTGCTGCTTTCCATTTTGCTTGATTTACAGCATATGTCTGACACTCGTAGAGATAGGATTTAGTCACTCTTTTTCTTTGTTTTGGTGCTTTGGTCTGTTTAAGAGGTTTTACCTCAATTACGTAAGTTTTCAATTTTCCTGTATTTTCTTTTACTTTGATGATAAAATCTGGAAAGTACCTACGAACCCTACCATCAGGAGCATAGTATGGGATCCAAAATTCTTCACTTCCCCATTCTGTAATATTCTCATTCAGATCACACCAATTGCAAAATCGTCTTTCCCAAGAACTACGACAAATAATATTAGTTACATCACCCTTGTATTTCTTGGGTTTTGTAGGTTTGAATAGACTTTTAATACTTTCTCCCATTATCTCATATACATAATATATAAGGTCAAAAAGTATTTATAAATGCCCTCCGTAAGAACCGTATCTAACATCAAAGCTAATCTGTTAAGGCCAGCAACTACTTCTCATTTTGAAGTGGAGATACCTATTATTGGTGCTCTTGGCAAATGGAGAGGTATTGGTAAACAAGATAAAATCCAGTTGATGTGTTCAGAAGCATCTTTGCCTGGATCTAATTTAGCAACATTTGATATTAGTAATGATCGTACAGGTGTGACAGAGAAGCACGTTCATAGAAGAATATTTGATGATAGAATAGATTTAACTTTTTATGTGGATGCTGGATTATATCAACCAATTAAATTTTTTGAGGAGTGGATTGCTTATATTACTAATGGAAGACAGATAGCTCCGAGAGATAATGAAAGGCAATTGATGACAGAGAATTATTTTTATAGAATGAGATATCCTGATCAATATATTGCTGGTCAAGGATTAAAAGTTACAAAATTTGAAAGAGATCATTTAAATCCATTAACATATGAATTTGTTAGATCTTTTCCTCTTGCCATATCTTCAATGCCTGTTTCGTATGATGGATCTTCTCTATTGAAATGCACAGTATCAATGAGTTATGTTAGGTATGTTGTAAAGAATTTATATGTTCAGAGTGCATATCCACCATCTAATCCATTCCAACAATCGCAGTTTAATCTTGGTGGATTTTTAGGTAATCTTGGTGGTGGATTGGTTGATAATGTAGTTGATAGAGTAACAGGAAGTGATCTTCTTGGTGATATTGCTGGTGGACTTGCCAATCAAGCAATTAGAGATTCTCTCTAAAACCCTTATATATAAATATACGATCTGAATTATAATAGATTATGCCTTTACCAAAAATTGCTACTCCGACTTATGAGTTGGAGTTACCCTCCACAGGTGGGACAGTAAAATATAGACCATTTCTTGTAAAAGAGGAGAAGGTTCTTGTAATTGCTTTAGAGAGTGAAGATAATAAACAAATTACCACTGCTATTAAAGCAGTTCTTAAGAGTTGTGTTCTTACTAAAGGAATTAAAGTAGAAAATCTTCCTACCTTTGATATCGAATACTTATTCCTTAATATTAGGGGTAAATCTGTTGGAGAGGATCTTGAAGTTAATATTATTTGTCCCGATGATGGTGAAACTGAAGTTCCAGTAACGATTTATTTGGATGATATTCAAGTTCAAAAAGATGAGAATCATACAAATAAAATTAAATTAGATGATAGTTTAATGATGGAACTTAAGTATCCTTCATTAGATCAGTTTATTAAGAGTAATTTTGATTTTAATGATAAGAATGCAATGGATCAATCATTTGAATTAATTGCTACTTGTATCGATAAAATTTATAATGAGGAAGAAGTTTGGGCAACTGCAGATTGCACAAAGAAAGAAGTTAGGGAATTCCTCGAATCAATGAATTCTACTCAGTTTAAGAAGATTGAATCTTTCTTTGAGACTATGCCTAAATTATCTCATACCGTTAAAATTACTAATCCTAAAACAAAGGTTGAAAGTGAAGTAGTAATGGAGGGACTGGCAAGTTTTTTCGCATAGCCCTACTGCATATGAGTTTGGAGAGTTACTTCAAACTTAATTTTGCCTTGATGCAGTACCATAAATATAGCTTGACAGAGATAGAAAATATGATGCCTTGGGAACGGGACATCTATGTGGGGCTTCTTCAACAACACCTAGAAGAGGAAAGATTAAAGCAACAACAACAAGGTAATGCCAGTTATTAGCCCACCAATTATAAAGATACTATCAGATCTTGATATTGATTTGATGGACGTAGATAATAATAAAGATTATTTACGTGCAGTAATTGAAGCTACTAACATGCTTTCTATTACTAATGCAAGTGATAGAAGAATACCTATATTACAGAAAGAAGTTAAAAGAGTAAGGGATGTAATAAAAAATGTACAAACTTCTTCACGTAAAAAGTATAAGATAACGAAAAAGACAATAGCACCTCAAAAATTGCTTAGTCCATCTAAACTTGCTCCAACAAAAGGTGGAGGAGAAGGTGGAGATCTTTTAGTAATTAAAGAGAAAGTTGTTGCCATAGAAGCATTATTAGGAGAACAATATAAATTACAAGAAGAGAATGCAAAGGATGCAAAACAAGAGGCAGAGAAAAAACGTAGGTCATTAAAAGAAAGACTTTTAGAAGGTAGTGGTAAAGTATGGGATGGTATAAAGAAGGCGACAGGCACAGTTCTTAAACCTTTTCAGAGTGTATGGGAGAATATAATAGGTTTTATAAAGAAGATTATTTTAGGAAGAATTCTTTTTAAGATTTTAGAGTGGACATCAGATCCTAAGAATGAAGGTAAAATTGAAAGTATTTTTAAGTTCTTAGGAGATTGGTGGCCTGCATTATTGGCAGCATATTTGGTATTTGGAAATGGTTTAAGTAAATTTGTTATTGGACTTACTGGAAAATTAGTTGTATTGGGTGCAAAACTTGTAGCAAAAGTTATTCCTGCTCTTATTAAGGCAGCAGCAGCAATGGGACCTTGGGGAGCAGCAGCTCTTGGAGTAGGTGCTGTTGTTACTGGCGCTGTGTTGGGTGCTAAAGCTTTAGATGGAGATTTTTCAAATAAAGAACGCACAGACGAAGAAAAAGAAGCAGATAAAGAAAAGGCAGATAGTGTTATGGATATGGGTACTTTATCAATGAATAAAGGTGGACCAGTTCCTGGAACGGGTAATACTGATACAGTTCCTGCCATGCTAACTCCTGGTGAGTTTGTGATGAGTAAAGGAGCAGTTCAGAGGTATGGAGTGAGTGCTTTAGAAGGTATGAATGCTGCTGCTGGTGGAACTAACAGACCAACTCTTATGGGTAGATATAATGAAGGTGGTAAGGTACAAACTATGAGCGAAAAGTTAGGACATACTAGGGGTGTTGTAACTGATCCAAAAGAGAAAGCACAACAAGAAGCATATATGCTTAAGTATGTTAATGAAGAACGAGCATTTCAGGGAAAACCTCCTTTAACGGAACTAACTTATGCTCCAGGTGTGGAACTTACAAAAATGAGAGGTCCAGGTCCAAAAACAACAGAAACATCAGATACTAATTTTGATTTTGATAGGGGTATCAAGACCACATCAGAATCAAAAACAATGGGTGATAAAACCATAATGCGTGGATCAATAGGTTTAATAACAGAAGAAGATAGAGATAAGTTTTTTGCAGAAAACCCACACGCAGCACAATTAGTAGCTCTCAAGGATCAGATTGAACTGGATAATTTAGGTGCTGACATATCTGCAAGTGCCAAAATGAATGGTGGTGGTCTAGTTCAGGGATTTCAAGGAGGAGGTAGTGTAGGTAGAGTTAAATTTACTGGAGAACAACTTAAAAAATTAGTTAAAAATGGTTCAACAAAGAAGATCCCAACAATTACACCACCTAGTACTAAACCAAAGGTAACTGTTGTTAATCAACCAGGCACAGAGGAAGTAGATGCTTCTCAAGCACAACTACCAGCAGGAGGTAATCGTGAGATACCACCATTTGATGCGACAGTGATTCGATCATCTCATAAGATGGAAGTATTGGGGATTAGTATATAATGGCAATAAACACTCAAAAATTTTTACCACAAGGAGGAAAGGGAGGATCATTAGCAGTCCGTCCTAAAA